GGAATAACTATGGCTATATCACGTAATCAACTAGTAAAAGAACTAGAGCCAGGTTTGAACGCCTTGTTCGGCCTGGAATACAAACAGTATGAAAATCAGTCCGCTGAAATTTATACTACTGAGTCATCTGACAGAGCTTTTGAAGAAGAAGTTATGTTGTCAGGTTTTGCAAGCGCTCAGGTGAAACCAGAAGGATCTTCTGTTTCATTTGACGTAGCACAAGAAACTTTCACAGCAAGATACACTAACGAGACTATTGCTCTCGCTTTTGCAATCACTGAGGAAGCTATTGAAGATAACCTGTATGACAAACTTGCTTCTCGTTATACAAAAGCACTAGCAAGATCGATGGCAAACACTAAACAAGTAAAATCAGTATTTCCTCTGATTCAAGGGTTACCTACTACAGATAACTATGATTCAGGCGATGCTGTTTCACTATTTAGTACAGCTCATCCAACACTAGCAGGAGTATTTTCAAATACTCTTACTACGCAAGCAGACTTAAACGAAACATCGTTAGAGCAAGCGTTAATTGATATCGCTGCAATGACAGATGAAAGAGGTTTAAAGATTGCTGCAAAAGGTGTGAAGATGATTGTCCCATCTGCTAATCAGTTCACTGCTGAGAGATTGATGAAATCTCAAGGTAGAGTAGGAACTGCTGATAATGATATCAATGCAGTCAAATCATTAGGTATGATTCCTCAAGGTTATAGAGTGAACAACTACCTAACAGATACAGACGCTTGGTACATTACTACAGATGTACCTAATGGTATGAAACACTTTGACAGAGCACCTCTTACTACTAAGATGGAAGGGGACTTTGACACTGGCAACGTTAGATACAAAGCTAGAGCAAGATACGTTTTTGGCGTATCCGACCCTAGAGGTATTTACGGCGTCGAAGGTGCGTAATACTTAAAGAAAATTAATGGGGCGGCCTCAAAACCGCCCTATTTTCATATAAAGATAGAAATTACCTATGAAAAACTTCCGAATACAGATTCATGCTTACGGCCATACGGCTGATTTTACTATTTCAGCTGAAAACAGCGCTAAAGGTATTGAGCAATCAATCCTTGACAAGCTGGGAAAAAATGAGGTAAAGTTCGAATCTAATGGATTTACGAGGAAAGATCGTAAATGGATGACCTATGAGGAGGTTACAGATGACCGAAGACCTATACAATACAAAGAGGTCCTTGGAACTCGAGTGGCAGCAGGAGCACTTGAAGGACGGGAAGCATAATATCAGGATGATTGAAATTAATAAAAAAATCCAGGATATTATTAAAGAGATCATTGCCAAAGAGTTTGAAGAACAAACGCTTCAAACTAAAATAAACGAGGCCCAAGCCGAAGTTTCGATAGCCACTTAAGCGCTATCAAAAATCATACAAAACCATAAGGATACCTTGCGCCAAATGAAAATTTGGGGTATAGATTAATTACTAAGCTTATAAATTCATAAATTGGTTGTTCTTTGCTTAGGGAGAATGACTGGCGCTAGGAGGCGCTGATTATATGACAACACACTTTTCAAGTGGCGTAACAAACGTAAAAGGAAAAGAGAATGGTACTTCTTTATTTAGTGGTATCAAACAGCCGTTAATAACGGGTGCAACTTCACCAGCAGAGTTTGCTTATCAAAATGATTTTCAAACTTATAATGCAAGTGATTGGCAAACCGTAACAACAACTGGTGCATCTGATTATCAATTAGCAGATTATGCTTTTGGATGGTTAAGACAAGGAGATGGTGCTCCATCAGCCGGAGAAATCCAAGGAGTAGCTGATTATGAATGTTGGCAATATAGCTCCACTAGAAAATGGTACTTCGAAACTAGATTATCACTTACCGATGTTAGTGAAGCGAATATTTGGGTTGGATTTGCACAAAATGGTTATGCAGATTCGTCTGCTTTACCAACTGATGGTATTGGATTCTCTCATTTAGAAGATACAACTACAATTCAATTTGTATCTAGAAAAAATGGAGCGGGTGTATCTTTCGATATGGTAGATACAGCTGGCGGAAGTGATTATACTTTGGAAGACTCTTCTATAACGACACAGTCTGCAACTGCTTATAACATGCCTGATAATGCTGTTAGATTGGGATTCTTATTCCAACCAGTAGGTTCACATGGTAATACAGCTGTTCAGTTTCAACTTTTCTTAGATGGTAAGAACGTTGGATCACAAGCAGCAACAACTGTTCCTGATGATCTTCTTATGGAATTGAAGATGATGACTGAAAGTAAAGGCACTAATGCTAACGATCTTTATGTGGATTACGTTCAAACGATCCAACAAAGATAATAAAATTATTCTAAGCTCCTTCGGGAGCTTAGAAGATTAAAGGAATTAAACTATGAGTACGTATCCAGTAGATATAAAAACTGTTAATATTACCACTGCTACAGATACTACAATTTTTGATGGTCCAGCTAGAATTTTAGGACTTTCATGGGTTGTACCTACGAATGTTGCAGTTGGAACAATAACAGTGTTGGATGATACTACCGCAATATGGGTTGTTAATACACCAGCTACTAATACTACTGATCACAAATCTCCATCTCATGGAAGCATAATGTTACCAGGAACTGGAATTAGAGCTAATACAAGTTTAGAAGTAACAAACGCAGTAGTAACACATGTAACGGTTTATTACGGTTAGGAGGTAAACATTGCCTAACACCACTTCCGATAGTTACACATTTGGGAAAACTTTTACAATTGCCGATATTATTGAAGAGGCTTTTGAACGAGTAGGTTTTCCTAATGTTTCAGGCTATCAATTAAAAGCAGCAAGACGATCACTCAACATTCTTTTTCAAGAATGGGGAAATCGAGGACTTCATTATTGGGAAGTAGGAACTTTAAATCTTACTTTGACCCAAGGAGAGAAAGAATTTAATTTTTATAGATACCCTTCCGACATGCCCACGACTGGGGCGGCAGCTTTACAAAAATCTAATGGACTTAATACCACTCTAGATGGAGCGATCACCACCACCAGCGCTACAAGTGGAATCACTATGGATTCTATTACAGGAATGAATAATCAAGGTACCATTAGAATTGGTACTGAAGATATTACCTATGTAGGTTTTAGTGGTAGTGAATTAACGGGTGTAACCCGTGGAGCTCATAGCACAACAGCAGCGACCCATTCTGATGGCGCAACGGTTACCAATTATGTTCCAGGTTTCTCGGACATTGAACAATGTTCCTTACGAACGAACATGGCAGGAAATACTCAATCAGATGCAGCTTTGGGTAAAGTAGATCGTTCTACTTATTCAGGATACGCAAATAAAGAATCTGAAGGTACTCCTAGTAATTTCTGGGTTCAAAGATTTGTTGATAGAGTAACGATGACTATCTATCCAACTCCAGATGCAAGTAACGCAGCTAAAAATTTACATATCTTTTTTGTTAAAAGAATTCAGGATGCAGGAACCTATTCCAATGCTACTGATGTTCCTTATCGTTTTATTCCTTGTATGGTTTCAGGACTCGCTTATTATTTATCACAAAAATTTAGAATGGAAAAAACACAACCTTTTAAATTATTATATGAAGATGAATTAGCACGAGCTTTACAGGAGGACGGATCAGCAGCGAGTACGTACATAACACCGAAAGCTTACTATCCAAATATCTAATGGCAGTAGGAATTATTAAAAAAATTATACCTAAGATAGTTAAGAAGAAAACTAAGAAGGTGAAAGTTCCTTTAGAAGTTAAAAAAGGACCACGAGCAGATAAAACGGATGATTTTGGTAGTCCTCTTTCTGAAAAAGGCAGTCCTTATCAAACTGTTGATGAATTAGCTGCACCTCTTCATAGAAGACAGAGATATTATGAAGTAGGTACGGAAAAGAAAAAATTAAAAGAAGCAGGGGAAAGAATTTCTAAATGGTTTAGAAAAAAAGATAAATTAGATATTAGAGTTCAACCTAAATTACCTCATTTAAAAAATGGTGGATTAATTAGGGGTTTTCCTAAAATCGCTACGAAGGGTTGGAAATAATGGCAGGATATACACTTTCAGCATTAGAAGCTGACATTAGAAATTATACTGAAGTAGACAGTACTGTTTTTACTGGTGCTCTTCTAACCAGATTTATAGAAAACGCTGAACATAGAATCAATCTTGATATACCTATGGCTTCAGATAGAGATGAGTGGGAAGGAACGGTTGCTACAGATGTTAATACTGTTAGAGTTCCAGCAGGTTTTCAATTTGTAAGAGGTGTGCAAGTTTTTAATTCTACAGCTAATTCTAATGAAAAAGGTCAATGGTTACAGAGACGAGATCAAACTTTTTTAAGTGAATATATAGGAAGATTAACCGGTCCTCAAGGATCTACTACATCAGGAGCTGATGTGACAGGACTCCCTAAATATTATGCTATGTTCGGAGGAGCAACAGGATTAACAGATACTACTTCTGGATCTATTTTAATGGCTCCTACTCCAGATGCTAATTATGTCATTAAAATATATGGAAACGTAGTGCCTAGTGGATTAGAAACACAAACTTCTGGAACTTACATAAGTAGGTACTTCCCACAAGGGCTACTTTATGCTTGTTTGGTAGAAGCATTTAGTTTTTTAAAAGGACCAGCAGATATGTTGACATTATACGAACAAAAGTATAAACAAGAACTACAGAAGTTTGCAACAATGCAAATTGGAAGAAGAAGACGAGACGATTACACGGATGGTACAATAAGAATACCGATCGAGTCACCGCCTCAATAATTAGGAGAAAATTTATGGCAATAACATCAGCAATTTGTAATAGTTTCAAAGTAGAAATTTTAACAGCAACACATAATTTTACAGCATCATCTGGAAATACTTTTAATCTAGCTTTATATACAAGTTCAGCAACTATCAATAAATCTACAACTGCATACAGTGCAACTAACGAAATTTCTAATACTTCGGGAAGTGCATATTCTGCAAAAGGAAATGCTTTAACGAGTGTAACTCCAGTTTTAGATTCAGATACTGCGGTTTGTGATTTTGCTAATACTAGTTGGACATCTGCTACATTCACAGCTAACGGATGTTTAATTTTTAATGATTCAGCATCTGGTGATCCAGCATGTTGTACCATTGCATTCGGTGGAGATAAAACTGTAACAAGTGGAACTTTCACAATTGAATTTCCGGCAGCAGCCGCATCAACAGCTATTATAGCAATAGCATAAGGAGTCCTTCCTTATGGCTAACACTTGGAATAAATCCGGTACAACCTGGGGTTATAACTCTTGGCAATCTGATACTGTCACAGTTTCTTTAACAGGACTCTCAGCAACTTCATCACTTGGAACTGCACTCGCTTATCCTGAACAAGGATGGGGAAGTGATACATGGGGAACAGAGAACTGGGGAGAAACTGCTCTCACCCTAGCTTTAACAGGACAATCTTTAACAACAGCTTTAGGTGATTTAGATTATGCAGGCTCAATTGAGGGTTGGGGCCGTGATGCGTGGGGCGATAATAACTGGGG